GTTGATCGAGCTAATACTCACGGAGACGCTGAGGATAGCTTCCAGACTATAGCCGATGCTTGGTCGTGGTGGTTGTCAAATCGCAGCATCCCAGAAAGCCCACTGGAAGCCAGCGATGTAGCAATAATGATGTCGCTGTTTAAGATTGCTCGCATCGCTGGCAACGCACAGCACGAAGACAATTACATTGACTTGGCTGGCTACGCCGCGCTGGCTGGCGAAATATCCACTCAGGATACATGATGCCAAGGTTTGAAATGCAGCTTCTTATAGTAGAAAAAGATGATGGTGAGATTACCAGCGTGGAATCTGAAATCATATGCTGGGTAAATAACAGCAACGATATTAGTGAAATTCAGTCCGTTGCAAACTCAATAATCCACGACACAATACATGATTCCGATCAAACGATCATGTTTGGCAATGCAATTATTAAAGTTAAAGGCGAAGAGGTTATGAGCTTAGGGTTCAGAAACGAAGACATTGATGCCAAAGAAGTTGACAGCCTAATAGATTTAATCACAGCAGAAGGGGAGACAGTGCATTGAGCGATTTACCGACAGCGCCAGAACCAATGAAGGAACTGGCACACATACTTGGAATATTCGGGTGGAGTACAAGTTTCTCTGACCTCACAGAAGCGCAAGTACACACTCTAATTTTTGCGATTCAAGAATCAAAACCTCTAGCAGCGGAGATACACATTGGAAAACTCGAAGACACCTACTTTAAGTCAACGGGCACTTGGCCCTCTACTTCAATCCCGTTCTAAGAAAGACCTTGTTGCTGACCTAATCACAGAGGCAGTGGATAATGCGATTGTAGCAGGGGAAAAAAAGCGCGAACGCCGCAAGTATATCGGCGCATCCAGTATTGGCGATGAGTGCTCTCGAAAAATACAGTATCGCTATCTGAACTACACAATCGACCCAGACAAGGCATTTAGCGCCCGTACATTGCGCATCTTCCAATTCGGGCATGAGATTGAGGACTACGCTTCAAAGTGGCTCAGAGACGCTGGTTTCGACCTTAGAACAGAAGACAAGAACGGGGGGCAGTTTGGTTTCTCTATCGCGGATGGCGAAATCAAAGGTCACATAGATGGCGTTGTTTGCGATGGGCCAGTTGATATGGCCTACCCTGCGCTATGGGAATGTAAGTCTGCCAATGACAGTAAGTTCAAAGCGTTCGTGCGTCATGGCGTCGAGAAGGCCAACAAGACATATGCAACGCAGTTGGCGTTATATCAGACATACATGGACCTGAGCGAAAACCCTGCATTGTTCACAGTTGTAAATAAAAACACCTCAGAAGTGTATTACGAATTAGTGCCTTACAATGCGAAATTGGCTCAAGAGGCAAGTGATCGCGCGGTTAACATCTTGACGGCTGCAAAAGCCAATGACATTTTACCGCGTATTGCTCAAAGCAAAGATTTCTTCTTATGCAAGTTTTGCGAGTTTCGTGAAACATGTTGGAAATAGTAAAATATGGGACGCGCTTGGTGGGCGGCATCCCATATTTAGTAGTGAAGTTGTGGACAGGGACAAGATAATGAACATTTTAAGTTTTGGCAAGACTCCGAAAGAAGTCGCAGAGAGAATTTCAACCGAGGTTCCTCGTAGCATACAGTTGCAAGCACTGTTAGATACATACCCCCAAGGCGTCCAACGAGGTAAGGAGTTCTTCATTGGATCGCTCAGAGGTGAGGCGGGAAGGTCTCTCGTTATTAACATCGACACAAGCAGTCCTTGGTTCCTTAGTGGCAAGGATTTTGAGTCAGGCGATGGTGTAGGTGGTATCACAAAGATTTTAAAAGAAGGCCGTGGATATACTCTGGCCGAAACCTTTGACTACTTCAAAGATTACGTTCCTCAAGACTACGTTGCCGCCCCTGTCAACATCGTTAAGCCTAACAATCCCGTGAACTTCTCTGTCATGGCAACTCCACCTCCCGCTGCCGCGCCACAACAACCCGAACAAAAACGATCCATCAACCCAAGTACGCCGTTCGAGGACGAATACTCCTACACGGACGCCGATGGTGTAGTGCTTGTGACGGTTAGAAAATACTTTGACCGGGACGTAACCGGAGAAATTGTTCGGGATAGCGCCGGGAAGCCAAAAAAGCAGTTCCGTCAATTCATGGATGGCCGTCAAGGCATTCCAGAACCAAGGCCGCTATACAATATCCCGAACATTTTAGGCGCAGATAAAATCATCTGGGTCGAAGGCGAGAAATGTGCAGATGCTTTAACCAAGCTAGGATACGCAGCGACTTGCACCATTGGCGGTGCTGGTATGCTCTCCGAAAACACTGCGCAGAAGTTCGACTTCACTCCCCTACGCAACAAAGAAGTAATCTTGTGGCCTGATAATGATGATGCTGGAAAGAAGCTGGCACGGATCGTAGAGGCTGGAGCCAAAGAAGCTGGGGCCAAAACAACCCTTACTCTTAAAATACCATCCACAAAAAAAGAGAAGTGGGACGCTGCTGACGCTCTTGATGAGGGATTTGATATTAGTAAGTTTATCAAGTCACAGGAAAGCAAGATCAAAAAGCCGATCTCACTTCTTGATGAAAGCCTGCTAATCAACACATACTTTGTTGGTAAGCCAGCCGAACAGAAGTTTCTAATTGCTGACACAATCCCACTTGGCGTTCCATGCGTGTTCGCGGCTGCGGGTGACAGTGGTAAAGGTATGATGACGCTAGACCTCGCAATGAAGATCGCATCGGGAACGCCAATGCAAAACTCGTTCGGTGGTATAGTATCAGAACACGGAGATGTAATTCTAATCACTGCGGAAGATGATAAGGACGAAATGCACAGACGTATTTCGCGCCTTGATCCTAAGCGCACACGGGAAAGCTACGCACACAATTTGAGAATTTTACCTCTGCCAAACCTCGGTGGTGTATTTCCTATCATGCAAAAGTTTGACAACAGCTACCTAATGGGCGAAGAGTTCTCGCGTATCTATGACCAGATGCTAGAGCTTTCAGAGCTAAAGCTAATCATTATTGACCCTATGGCGTCATTCGTTCACGCAGATGTAAACGCTGACCCTGCCGCTGGGGCTGCTTTCATGGGCCTACTCGCTCAGATGGCGAGTGAAACGGGCGCGACAGTCATGGTTAATCACCACATGGCAAAGATTAAGGACAACGAACCAGTCACAACGCCAGAGCAAGCGCGTAACCTTATTCGCGGTACATCTGCAATCGTGGATGGCGTGCGTTCGGCATTTGCAGTCTGGTCTGTAGATGAAGGCACAGGCAAGCAACGCTGTCGTGATCTCGGTGTGGAATACTCGCGTAATGCCGTGTTCGATGGCGCAGTCGTGAAATCAAACGGTCCAGCCAATCGCGATATTCGCAACTTTATTCGTGATCCTGACACTGGCCTACTCGTTGATAGGTCCGTTGATCTAAGATCAGTTCTTATGTCACAGGCGACAAGGGATCGAATCGGTCACATCGTAGACTACATTCGTATGCGTGAAAACGAAGGCCGCGCCGTTACCCTCGGAGGTTCAGAGGATGGCGTATATAACACAGCAATGCTTACTCCACCACAAGAGCCGTGCGTTATTGTTATCCAAAATCTCGGCCCAACAACTGTCAAAGACACAGTGAAAATCGCAATGACCCAAGGGCTTATCCGCAAATACTCACTGTCAACTGGCGGAACAGAAAAGTGGCTCGGCGTTTCTGGTGGTCCACTGTCATGCGGTGAATACGAACGCCAGACCGGGCGAGATAACATCTAAGCCGATAAGTTGTTCGGGTTAAAAGGTTAATTGGAAAGCTACCCCGGTTAACTTTTGCCTTGCCCCGGATGGTAATTAATGGTAATAATCCCAGATCACATAGGAGAAAAGATATGATTCATGTATTTGAAACAAAAGCGCCGACACTAGATCGTGCGCAAGAACTGGTCGGTGGATTGGTCGAGATGGTTCGATCACCAACAGACCCCGACATCCAAGTGCTCGTAAACGAAGAAGGACTTCTCGTAGGTTTGCCCTTCAATGAAGAAGCGTCAAAGCTATGCGACACTGGCATTGTAGGCGATGCAATTATCCTGAAAGGAGATGCAAGATGGACGTAGAGACAAAAGTCGTACTGGATCGCATTAGGAGGTGCGTATCCACTGCGAAGGCCAGAGCCAAGAAAAGGAACTATAGCGGTTTCCATCAACAGATGGAGGAAATCGAGGCTCTGTTTGATATTCTTGACTCAAAGATGACCTCTGAAAAGGAAGACGCATAATGATCTCACAGGAAAAAGTTGTACTGTACCAAGACCTATATAAAGCTGCTTGGGATAAACAGAACGGAATTGATCGGGGTAAAAGCTCAAAAATTAAAGGTCCGCAAAGAAATTACCATAACAGAGAAATCCACATTGCAAACGGAAAGCTGGGGGGAGCGCCTCGACTAAAGCTTTCTCAAGAGGGAGGGACCATAGACCGTATGCTAAAGAAGGATATACTAATCCCAGATATTGCATTGCTGTTAGGGAAAAAGGTCAAGGACATAGTTCAAATCGTAAATCGGTTTAAGCTACCTAGAAAAGATTGATTGTGTGGGTGGCCAGTTTAATCAAACTGTGGCGCAATCTGGTAAAACGCTTCAACCAACTATCAAAAACCAGCGAACCAATACCGTGGTACGACGAGGACGAATGTTGTTGTTAAGGTTAAAGCCACCCACACAAAAATTTTAACAGAATTGATTAGTACATTCTACCAAATTGTTGGGATTGACCCACGTTTTGTTGACCGTACTGCTGCGGCGTGTAAGCATTAGACATACCGCCGTAACCACCAAATCCACCTTGCGATTGACCCATGCCATAACCGCCAAACTGTTGCGGCTGTGGACTTTGCTGCTGATATGGGTTCTGCTGGTATCCGCCGCTCATCTGACCATATTGCTGTTGTGGCTGCTGATACTGCTGGCCATAGCCGCCCTGCATACCGTAACCACCCTGCTGGCCACCATAACCACCATAGTTGTTCGGGTTGCCACCATAACTACGCTGTTGCATTTGCTGCGAACGATTGAAGTTCTGATAAGGGTTCATGCCAGTCGGGCGCATACCACCAAGGCCCATGCCCATCCGAGGGTTCTGCTGCCGTTGCTGCAACTGCTGCTCCATCTGGCTAATCCGATAATCCTTGTAGCCGCCA